TGGCACCTATTAAACAAAGTAACTTATGTTGTGAAATTAATTTACCTACTAAACCTTTGTATAGTGTTAGAGACAAAGAAGGTGAAATTAGTTTATGTACGTTAAGTGCAATCAATTGGGGAAATATTAGTGAACCTAGTAAGTTTAAAAAAGTTTGTAAATTAGCAGTACGTGGATTAGATGCATTATTAGACTATCAACAATATCCAGTATTAGCGGCAGAATTAAGCACAATGAAACGTAGACCATTAGGTATAGGTATTATTAACTTTGCATATTGGTTAGCAAAAAATGATTTAACATATCAGAATATTGGCAAACGTGGATTAGCTAAAGTAGACGAATGGGCAGAAGCTTGGAGTTATTACTTAATAGAAGCAAGTGTAGAACTTGCAGAAGAATATGGACCAATAACTGGTACAGGTGAAACAAGATACGGTGATGGTATTACACCTAATATGACATACAAAAAAGAATTAGATGAACTAGTACCACATAAAGAACGTATGCCTTGGGAAGAACTACGTGAAAGATTAAGAAATAGTGGTATTCGTAACAGTACATTAATGGCTCTTATGCCTGCTGAAACGTCAGCACAAATAAGCAATAGTACTAACGGTATTGAGCCACCACGTGCATTTGTAAGTGTAAAGCAATCAAAACATGGTGTTTTGAAACAGGTTGTACCTGGATATGCACGTCTAAAGAATAAATATGATCTACTATGGACTCAAAAAAGTCCAGAAGGTTATTTAAAGATTATGGCCGTTCTCCAGAAGTATATTGATCAGGGCATATCGGTAAATACAAGTTATAACCCGGAGTTTTTTCCAGACGAGAAGATTCCATTAAGTGTTATGCTACAACATCTTGTAATGTTTTACAAGTACGGTGGTAAACAGTTGTATTATTTTAATACATATGATGGTCAAGGTGAGATTGAATTTAAAAGCAAACCACTTAAAGGCCGTGAAGACTTTGAATCAGATGAACAGTACGACGACTATTGTGAAAGTTGCGTAATTTAGTAGAGGGAATAAAATGGGCGTTATTAATATTAAGAATGAAAAATATCATACAGAAGCAAATGCTTTTTTAGATGGTGATTTAGGATTTCAAAGATACGATACTTTAAAATATAAACAGTTTGATAAATTGACTGATAAACAATTAGGTTTCTTTTGGAGACCTGAAGAAGTTGATGTAAGTAAAGATGCAAAAGACTTTAAAGATCTTACAGAGCATGAACAACATATTTTTACAAGTAATCTAAAACGTCAAATTCTTTTAGATAGTGTTCAAGGTAGAGCTCCTAATGAAGCATTTAGTCCTATCGTTAGTTTACCAGAATTAGAAAATTGGATTATTACTTGGACATTCTCAGAAACAATTCACAGTAGAAGCTATACTCATATTATTAGAAATGTATATGCTGATCCTACTAAAGTTTTTGATGAGCTAACTGACAGTAAAGAGATAGTTGATTGTGCAGGTGATATTTCTAAATACTATGATGATTTAATTGAACTAACAAGTTATTATAATTTGTTAGGAACAGGTAAGCATAAAGTAAACGGAAAAGAAGTTAATGTTGATCTGTATGACTTAAAGAAAAAATTATGGTTAACTTTAAATAGTGTTAACATTTTAGAAGGTGTTAGATTCTATGTTTCATTTGCTTGTAGTTGGGCGTTTGCTGAGCTTAAGAAAATGGAAGGTAATGCAAAGATTATTAAGTTTATTGCACGTGATGAGAATGTTCACCTAGCAAGTACGCAATATGCATTAACAAAAGTATTGCCAAAAGAAGATCCAGACTTTGAAAAAATTAGAGTAGAATGCGAAGATGAAGTTACAAAAATGTTTATAGACGCAGTTGATCAAGAAAAAGCATGGGCAGATTATCTGTTTAAAGATGGATCAATGATTGGTCTTAATTCAAAATTATTACAAGATTATATTGAATGGATTTGTTGTAAACGTATGACAGCTTTAGGTATGAAGTGTCCTTATAGTCCTGGCCAAGCTAACCCGTTACCTTGGACACAAAAATGGATAGCAGGAGCAGAGGTTCAAGTTGCACCACAAGAAACAGAAATTAGTAGTTACGTTATTGGTGGTGTTAAAAAAGATGTAGGTGAAGACACCTTTGAAGGAATGAGTTTATAATGATAGAGATATGGGGTAAACCACAATGTGGTTATTGCGATGCCGCAAAAAGATTATGTGAATCAAGAAAATTTGAATTCGTCTATAAACAGTTAGGCGTAGATTTCAATAGGGAGCAAGTTTTTGAAAACTTCCCTGAAGCTAGAACATTTCCACAAATTAAAGTATATGGTAAAGTAGTTGGTGGATATGATCAGTTTCTAAAATACATTGAAGACACTGGTTTTAATGGAACTGGTGAATCAACAGGATAATATATGTTAATAGAAACACAATACCAAGTAGGTGATGTAGTAAGTATTAAACTTTCTTCTGGTGAAGAAATGATTGCAAGATTAGATACAGAAACTGATGAAACAGTTACGTTAGCTAAACCTTACATACTTGTTGCCGCTCAAAACGGCATGGCCTTAGCGCCTTATATGTTTACCGTTAGTCCAGATACTAAGATCAAATTAAAGATAAATAGTATTATATGCATAGTTAAGTCTGCTAAAGACGCAAGTGATATGTATATCAAACAAAGTACAGGATTAACAGTAGCAAATGCAACCAGTTCATAGACACGGAGATAAACGTTCATGTGGTGCCTCAACAGAAGCACAAGGACATAGTAACGTTCATGTAAATAATCAACCTATTAGTGTTGATAGAGATCCAAATAGTCATGGCGGAGGTGCTCTTAACGCACAATGCAAAAATGTATTTGTAGGCAACAAATTAGTTGTTGTCGTTCCAAACGATTCCGATGCAGATAGATTTTGTCCATTACCTGGACATTGCAATCCAAAATCAGATAGTGGTAGTCCTGACGTTTATATAGGACAATAACATGATTAAGAATTTAAAAGACCTAGTTATAGTAGCTCTAACTGTAGGGGTACTTACATTACTAGGTGTTATTATAATTGGTGACTATTATGTTGCCTTGCAAGAAAATAGACCAGTAGACGAATCAGTAATTACTTTAATGAAAATGTCATTAACAGGAATGATTGGAATTATTGCAGGCTACATAGGATCAAAATAAAATGAGTGTAGGTGATTTTAAAGACGGTTTAGAAGATTTTAATGATTATATCAACGGAACCAAAGTTGACATACCAACTGGTCAAGTTGATGTAGATGTTAATGATGGCACAATCACCGCACAAACTCAAGCATACAGTTTAAAAGAAATTATTTGTAGTTTACTAGCAGGTAACGGAATTAAGTTACCTAATTTACAAATATGTTTAAAAGTAAATCTTGGTAGACTAATACCAGAAATTCCAGAAGCACTAGCAGATCTAAGAGGAGCATTAGAAGATGCTGAAAAAGCTCTTGATGATTTTATAGCACACACAAATATTGATAATGCATTAGGTAGATTAAATTCTGCCGTTGCTGAATTTGCGGCCATTGCAAATATGATTAACTTCTGTGGTACACCAGTTGTTCCACGTGCTATTCCAAATGTTCTTAGAGATGCAATGGGTAGTTTTGTAGGAGCAGGTAAAGATATACTTGACACACTAGGAACTATGGCAGACGGTGACATAGGTGGCTGTATAGGAACTGATGGGAAATTTAATCCAAATTTATTTACGAGTGGTATCTTAAAACGTCTAGGTGATCAAGTTGGCAATCTTGCTAACTTACCAGCTAACATTCAACAAGGATTAATTGATGATTTAAATGCTTTTAAAACTGATATGGAAAACTTAATTGAATTTGAAAATAATTTTAAAGGTTCAAGTTCAACAGGTGGAAGTATATTTGCTCCTACAAATAGAGTAAACACAAATGTTGGTGTAGCAGTAGATAACGAAAATATGACACTAGCAAAAAGTCAACAATATGCTAGTAATTTACAATCATTGTATAACAGTTTAAAAGCATACGAAGTAGATGAAGCAGGAAATAATATATTTGCATATCTACTTGAACCAGAACTATTAGCAAAATTAGAAAACGACGGTGCTCCTACAGTAGCACTAGCAGAAAGACAACCAATATATGATCATTGTGGTAGAGTAACAGGCTATACACAAAGAAGTATTCAAGCAGTACAAGAAACAAGTGTAGGTGATCCAGAACAAACTAATACACAACCAGGATTGGCAGGATTAGCTGAAAGTGGTACAGTAGTTACATCATCACCTGCTACAACAACAAATTTAGGTGGCGGCGGTAGCACAAGCTCAGGCTCGTCAGCAAGTTCAGCAAGTGGTGCAATAACAAATACACAATTACAAACAACACTATCTAATTATGTAACAAGCACACAATTACAAACAGAATTAGCAAACTATCAACCTTCGATAGATTTGACTCCGTATGCTTTACAAACACAATTATTTTCAGGCAGTTATATAGATTTAACAAATAAACCAAACTTATTTGATGGAAACTATAATAGCCTAACTAACTTACCAACTATTCCAACAGACCTAAGCCAGCTAACAGATAATAATAATTTACTGTCAAGTGGTGGCGGTGGAAGTTATCCAACAAACCCAACATTTACAAGTGTAACAACAAATAATTTTACAGTCACAGGTACAGGCAACATAGTACTCGCAAGTGGTAATAACTTATCACTAACTGCAACACAAAGAGTAGAAGTAACAGGAAAGGTGCCAATGAAACTTGCAACAATGACAACAGTAGAAAGAAATCAAATATCATCACCTGAAAGTGGCGATATGATTTATAATACTGATATTAACAAGTTTCAAGGTTACGCCAATAATGCGTGGGTAGATTTAAATTGATAGAACGTGAATATATTGTTACATTAAAATCAGACGTTGATTATGCACAGTTTAATCAAGAAATGATTGCGTCTACTGGCGCAGGTGATATTCCTAATAGAACTGTAGATGTAGCAAATGCTAGACCAGGTAGTAAAAGAAATACACACTATGCCTTGAACGCATTAGAAGTAATTAAATTAAGAAAAGATTCAAGAGTAGATGCAGTAGAACTACCACCAGAGCAAGACGACAATTTAATTATTGAACCCCTTGCTATCCAAACAGGAAATTTTTCAAAAACAACATCAGATAGTGGCAATTATATGAATTGGGGTATGCGTAGATGCATAGAACAAAATAATCCTTATACATTCTCATCTCCAAGTGATGATCAATTTGCTTATACATTAGACGGTACAGGAGTTGATGTTGTAATACAAGACACAGGTATACAAATAGGTCACCCAGAGTTTAATGATGCAGATGGTAATAGTAGAATAAAACAAATTGATTGGTATGCTGAAAGTGGTATAAGTGGTTCAATGCCTTCTGGACATTATTCAGATTGGAATGGACATGGATCACATTGTGCAGGAACAGTAGCAGGTCTAAATTATGGCTGGGCTAAAAATGCACATATCTATAGTGTTAGAGTAAATTTGTCAGGTGATACACAAGGCTTTCCAGTTTCAGGAGCATTTGATATCATTAAACTATGGCATAGAAATAAACCAATTACAAGTACAGGATACAGAAGACCAACAATAGTTAATATGAGTTGGGGAACAGGTACAGGGTTTGTTAATATTACAGGTGGTAATTACAGAGGAACAAATTGGACAGGAACTAGTAAAAGAGCAGACTATGGAATGATAGGTGGTGGATTTTTTAGTAGACATCCAATAAGAGTAATTAGTACAGATGCAGATGTGCAGGAATTAGCCGATGAAGGTATACACGTTTGTATAGCGGCAGGAAATTCAAGACAAAAAATAGATGAAACAGGTGGTATAGATTATAATAACTATTATACTAATACTAACGGAACAAAAAATTATTATCACAGAGGTGGATCACCA